ACTTCTGGTGCGCCATCGGAACCAAAGCTGATCCGTGGCCAGGCCCCTGCCACTCAGGCCCGAAAGTTCAACTCTCAGGCAGAAGTATTGGAAGCAATGAACAAACGCGACAGCCGTGGCCGAAAGTTGTACGAGACGGATACTGAATATCAACGCAAGTTTGCTGAGCTGCTTAGCAATAGCGACGTTTTCAGTTAAGTTGTCGGCAGGGATGCTCTGCACCACTGCAACTGATCGGCCCCTGCGGGGATAACCGAAAGGATTGAGAGGCCGCGAATCCTACGCAAACTTCAATTCTTTTCAATCATGGCTGACGCTGATCTCAAAAGAGTAGGTCAAATCAAAGGCACCGGTGGCTCATGGGCTGCTGGTGCTACTGCCCAAGATGGTTATCGTGCTCTGTTCCTTAAGCTTGGAAGCGCAGAAGTGCTTTCAGCATTTGAGGAGTATTGCGTCTTCAAAGGTAAAACTAAGGAGCGTAATATCAGGGGAGGCAAATCAATGGCCTTTCCCATCACGGGCAAGCAAAGTGCGGCTTATCATCAGCCGGGCACTGAGATCACAGGAGGTGGAAATGATCCTTCCGATCTCAATGAGCGTATCTTAACGTTAGATAGCCTCATGATCGCCGACTCAGCAATCGCTGAAGTCGATGAACTTATGGCGTATTGGCCGGCACGCCAGGAAATTACGCGCGAATTGGGCCGTGCTTTGGCCTATGAATATGACAAGCGCGTAGCTCGCATCATCTATGCAGCTGCTAACAACAGCACTGAGCCACTTGCTAAGGCCATTAACACTGGTCGTACAGGTGCAACAGTGACTCTTGGCACTGACTACACCGGAGCTAGTGCAACCCGTCAGGAGAAGGGTGACGCTCTTGTAAATGCCATCTTCGATGCACGCATCGCGATGGAGCAGAAGGACGTTCCTACCGACAACCTTTATGCAGTTTTCGGCCCTGATGACTATTACGCCATCACAATGTCGTCTCGTGCTATTAACACGGATTTCACGAATGGCGGCGGCAATGGATCAATTGCAGACGGCAAAACCCTGATGGTGGCTGGAATTCCTCTCTATTCTAGTAACCATGTTGTCCAGCCTGCATATTCTCTTGTCGCTGGAGATTGCAACGCAGAGTATGCACAAGACCTGAGTGACAACAAAGGCCTTGTATTCCATAAGGACTGCGCTGGCGTCTTGACCATGTTGAGCCCAGCTCTTCAGGTCACTTCAGGCGACTGGAACGTATCTCACCAATCCACTTTGATGGTCGCCCGTCAAAACATTGGTATGGGCGTTCTGCGTGCCGAGTGTGCTGTTTCAATCGGCGTCTAGGTCTAGCCTTAGATTGCGGACGAGTATGGGGGCGGCTGGGTCTACGGACCTGGCCCCTTTTTTTATGGGCTTTAGCATGTAGTCATTACTTGTGCATGTGACCGATGGGTAGTATCCGGCAGGCGACGATTCCAGGGCGGACGTCGCTGCTGGAAGCCGTCAATGTATTGCTGCGCAACATCGGGGAGATGCCCGTTGACAGCTTGGAGAACCAGCAAATTCAAGACGCTCGTATTGCTGAGCAAACCCTTTTGGAGTTCGCGAAAGAAGGGCAACTCAGGGGGTGGTCATGGAACAGAGAGGAGGGCTACCCCTTTGACCTAGACGTAGACACTGGGGAGATCGAGGTTCCAGCTGCAGCGGTGAGTTGGCTTGTAGACCCTTATCGATATGACGGTCGTTATGTCCTTCGAGGGAACAGGGTTTATGACAAGAAAAATCGAACGTTCAAGATTGCGGCAGAAGATGCCCCGATCAAAGCTGATGTGATTTGGATGCTGTCTTGGGATGAAAGCCCGGAAGCATTTAATCGATGGACAACGATTCGATCGGCGCGAGTGTTCTCAACTCGAATGCTGGGATCCGACTCGGTTACGAACTACACAGCTGTTGATGAGCAAGCTGCATTGACTGAACTGATGCGAGTGGAGATGGAACAGTCGCAGCCAAATTCGCTGACAGGTGGCACCACTCCAATGCCTACTTACAGGTCTGGCGACGGACTCATGCGTGGAATTTACGGAGGTGTTCGCGTTGGCTAATCTCGTCAGTTATGCAATTCCAAATCTCGTCCAGGGAATAAGCCAGCAACCGGACGCACAAAGAGACCCAAGCCAGGGTTCGATCCAGGTCAATGGTGTCTCGTCTATTGCTGAAGGCCTTCGCAAGCGTGATTACACGGAGACGTTGGCCAAGGTTTCAGCGACTCCTTTTGGGGATGCGTTTATCCATTCCATTCTTCGCGATCAAAGCGAAGAGTATTTAGCTGTCATCACCAACGGCGGCATTCAGGTTTTCGACCTAGATGGCAATGAGATCCCTGTAACGCAAGACGCTAGTTCGTATGACTATCTGAGCAGCGTTACCGATGCCAGACGGCAATTAAGAGCTATCACGGTTGCAGATTTCACGTTTATCTGCAATCTCAATACAGCCACAGCAATGAAGGCTGATTTGGCTCCCGCTCAGCCAAGGCCTTTTCCCCATGAATGCCTGATCTGGGTTCGTGCTGCGAATTATGGCCAGACCTACACCGTCAACGTCAATGGCAAAACCGTTGAGGTTGAGACTCCTGTCGCACCTGTCGTCAGTAGTGGCAGCACTGTCACTGAGAACAGGATCAGTTCAGAAGAGATTGCAGAAGCAATTATCACTGGGCTGGGTACGGCTGGCCTGACTGGTTACACCTTGACCGCACAAGGTTCAGTGATCTGGATTCGTGGTGCGAACCCGATTTCGGTTGAGGTTTCGGACGCTCGTTCTAACGCTGACATCACGGCCATTTTGAATTCAGTGCAGGCATTTTCGGACCTCCCAACAATTGCCCCAATTGGGTATCAAGTCACGATTGAAGGAGATCCGGGAAATTCATTCGATGGATTTTTTGTTGAATTCTTGCCACGCGGTGCGGATATTGAAGCCCCCAATGGCGAGTTCAATGAGGGTTCTTGGCTGGAGACAGTAAGCCCAGGGGTTGAGTACCTGTTTGATGCGGACACAATGCCGCACGTTCTAATTAGGACGAATGCAACACCATCCGCTTTCTGGTTTGGTGCTGCCAATGGCCAAGCCGTTGCCGGTATTCCTGGCGGTGTTCCGTCTTGGGGCAAGAGGACTTGCGGTGATTACGAGACAGCCCCAGACCCAAGCTTTGTTGGTTATGCAATCAACGACGTTTTTATCTACAAGAACCGATTGGGCTTTTTGGCTGATGAGAATGTCATCTTGAGCCAGACGAGGGAGTTTTTTAAGTTCTACCCCTCCACGGTGACGACGGTTTTAGATACAGACCCGATCGATCTGGTTGCAAGCAACAACAGGGTTTCAATCCTGAAATACGCAGTGCCGTATCAGGACGAGTTAATTCTGTTTTCTGCTCAATATCAGTTCAGGTTCAATGCAGCAGAAACAGTTCTGACGCCAAAGACTGCTCAGCTGACGGTGCTGACTCAGTTTGAAGTTGACACAAATATCAGGCCTCAGCAGGCAGGTGGCGGAATCATCTTTGCTCAGCAGAACGGTGAGTGGTCACAGATGCGCGAGTTCAGTGTGAGGGGTGCTGGCACGGCGCTAACGGCTGACGCGGCTGACCTGACTGGTTATGTCAGCAGCTATATCCCGTCTGACCTTTTCAAGATGACGGTCAATGACACAGGAAATTCACTGTTTGCCATTAGTGGCAAGAAACCGGCAGCGGTTGGCAGCAATGACTATCGCAACAGAATTTACGTCTATAAGTATTTTTACCGGAACCAAGGGCAGGGCGCAGAGCGAGCGCAATCCAGCTGGAGTCATTGGGAATTAAATGGCGCTGATGAAATCCTCCAAGTGTTGTGCGTCGAAGAGACCCTTTATGTATTGGTGCGATATGGCAATGAAGTTTTCTTAGAGAAGATGCAAGTGAAAGACCGTCAAGGGGAAGGCGCTTCTTTTGCCCCTTATGCAATTTTGCTTGATCGCCGCGTCACTAATACAACTCACACGCCTGCCAGTGTGCGAATGATTAGTCCCACGTATGACGTTCAAGCGAACGTAAGTACGTTCACGGTTCCGTATGAGATGAAAGCCAGAACTCAGATCTGGTCGATGTGGGACATGACCGATCCTGCATCAACCGGGTCAGTATTAATTGGAGAAGCAAGCAGTGGCACGACAATCACGGCTTTTGGGGATTGGACAGCAGTTAATTACGTTTGTGGCGAGCCGTATGAGTTCCGGTATCGATTTACCAAATTTAAAATGATCAAAGAGATTGGGGGCGGGAAAGCCGCAGTCAATACGATGCGGACTCAAATTCGTACAGCAAAGCTCCGGTATCACGAAACCGGATACTTCGAGGTCAGAGTTTTGCCTGAGTTTCGAGAAGCCGGTGTGTATGTCTATGACGGAACGGTTTCAGGTGTGAGGAACGCGGCAATCGGCAAACCGCCGTTGGCGTCTATGGATCAAGACAGTGTACGTTTCTTTGAAGGCGTTTTTAGTGTTCCAATTTATGGGCAAGGTGAGCAGATCTTTGTTGAAATTAGGTCTGATAAACCTATGCCATGCAAATTCTCGACGTGCGAATGGGTTGCACTGGTGACATCAAGAGCAAGAGCCTTGCAATGAGATGGGCTGAAGCGACTCCAGAGCGAGCCTTGGAGATTGCTCAGAACCTTCGAGAAGAGGACAAAACCGAAGTTTGGCTCAGCCATCGGGCTACGCCAGAAGAAGCCGTGAGCGACAGTTTGGAGGGGGCAGACATCTGCAGATGCATCGAGACGGCTGACGGAAGGCCTGTGGGGATAACAGGATTAAACGGGAACCGTATTTGGATGCTGGGAACGCCAGAATTGACCGCAACACGGGTCGGACGTTTGCAACTGTGCAAAGAAGGGCGACAATGGGTAGAGCACTGTTTATCTGTTGCTGGCATGGCCATTGGAAATGATGTCTATTCAAAGAACACGGACAGCATCCGATGGCTAAAGCACCTTGGTTTTCAGGTTGCTAAGCCACGGCCAATGGGTCACAGCGGTGCTTTGTTCTGTGAGTTCTGGAGGGCTGCCTAATGGATGCATTAACCATGGGACTGATCAGTGGAGGCATTAACGCCGCCACTGGCATATTTGGCGCATCAGCTCAAAATGCTGCAGCTAAGCAGAAATACGCTGATGACCTTGCTTTCCAAAATGCCAACAACAGATTTTCTGTTTGGCAGGCGGGATTCAATGCAAAGGTCCAAGACTCAAACAACCGTTATCAGTTCTGGCAGCAGACCTTTAATTACAACCAAGAAAAGATCTTTGCTAATTCGCAGAGAAACGTCGAGTTCATGCAAGCGGCAGAACAGGCTCGCGTGGTGATGGAGACACGGGTCAATGCTGGTGTCGCGTATGCAGATGATTCAGCAGCGATTTCTGATGCATATCGCGAAGCGGAGATGCAATCAGCTGTTGCTCAGCAGCAGTATCAGTGGAGAGCCTTGGAAGCTCGTGCATCAGTGCAGGCATTGAACCAGGAGGGCAATTCGGTTGATCGGATTGTCAATAACTACGCTGCTCAGCTTGGCGATCAGATGACGCTTGAGGCGATCAACGGAGACATCCGAGATCGGCAGTACACCCGGACGCAAGCCGCTCAGG